GCGATTTCCCCCCCCCCCCCCGGTCCCCAAGGTCCCAGAGAACATACCGGGAACGAGAGAGGAACGGATAGAGAACGGAAAGGGAACATGATGTGTGCATACGTATTCAGGTTGACTGCCGTGACCGTTCTGCTAGTGTCAATTCATCGAGAGACGGCGGGCACCGGATGGCGCCTTGCTCTAGTCTCCGACTGGTATCAGGATACCTCTTTCTATGTCTTGACATAGCTAGGGACGTCTATATACCAGACTACATCAGGAACGGCCATACGGCATGGTCTCTTGGGAAAGGCTTCACGGTCTCTACCAAGTAGGACGGGATTGCTAGGTCGTGCTCCGAACGGCGGGATTGTGGCGCTTGCTCTTTAGCGGCTTGTATTAGCTGACGAAATCACGCAAATCCTAAGGTGCGCTAGGCGGCTTTGACAAAGCCCCTAGTCGGTGAAATACCGTGTGGCACTTACACCGCCTCTTGCGTGGATACTCAGGAATAAGCCCCCTGACGAGTGCCACTAGCCTAGTCGGCTCAAAAGCGACTGGCGGATACGCAAGTATCAGTCACGAGTGAGTAGGGCGGGGAGGTATTACCTCTCAAAAGATTAGGCAGGTCTTAGGACCATGCCAGCGATTGCCCCTGCAAATACAGGGGAATAACATGACTTCAATCAAAGAATATCCGACTTATACAAGAATGTCACCTCAAACCCGCGTCACTGAAAGGCTAGGCAAGATAGAGACACGAGGCGGTAAACGCTTCTTTGTCCCTGCCAAGGCAGCCGAAATAGCAGATACTGGCCCTTTCCTTACGCCCGATGAAAAAGACGCTCTTGCCAAGCTTCATGCGAACAAGTCGCCTATCAACGGCAAGCGAAAGAACAAAGGCAGGTATAACTTCCATCAACGGCAAGCCATCGTCAATGAAGTCAATAAACGACGTGCCGATAAAGAACGTGCCGAACGTGCCCTAGCTAGAAAAGCGAAAGGCTATCTTTAACAAGAATGACAGGGGCAATCGGTGGTATGGTCCACTCACCTAGTGAACCTAGGTTCGTTAGGTGTCACCTTCTATGAAGGATAAACCTATGTCAAAGATGACCCGTAAGCAAATCGTTGCTCAGATTGCGAAATTCACGACTTCGCGTGACGCTCTCCGGCAACATGCCCACGACATCGCCATGATGATCTTTCGTCATGCCGCGCCAAGCGACATTCCCGACTGTTCGGGGACTGGCGATTGCACTCTCGCAATCGAGCTTGTCCGCGCCATGCCGGGTTCGTGGGGCACTCAGATGATTGCGTGGTACAAGAAGTTTACACCAATCCGGATCAATGAAAAGACCGGGAAGTGTGAATACGCCACGGAGTATAAGGCGCTTGTTCTCGAAACCATGACGGCGGAACAAAAGGCTGTCGGCAACATCGAGAAGCTCTCGTGGTGGGACGTCGAATCGGCCAATACGGTCCCATTCTGGGATGTCGTCGAGGAGAAGCGTTCTCAGGAAGAATATGACTGGAAGAAGCTTCTCGCGCTCGTCTCGCGTCTCTCCACGACTATCGAAAAGAAGCTCGCTGATGACAAGATCGCCCCGGCGGATGTCCCGTCTGCAAAGGCGATGGCACAGAAGCTCGCTGGCCTGACTTTTGACCGGGTCGAAGCCCCGGCGACTGTCTCGAATGACACCATCGACACACCTTCGACCGACACGGTCGTCGAGCTTTCCGGGATGACCGAAGCCCGCGCGGCCTAACCTCTGCCGGCCGACCTGAGCACGTCAAGAAACTGCTCACTTTTTTCAGGAGACAAGCCGTGGTGGTGACATTCTTCTTTTACGCTTTCGTCCTGTCTTACCTGTTCGTCCGCCTCGTCGATCCGTTCCTCGCTTGGCTCAAGAGGTAAAAATGTCAGAATTCAAACTCACCCCTACGCTCGTCTCTCGCGTCATCGCGACTGTCGATGCTGGTCTTTCACGCGGCCTAGGTAACCCCGTACCCGGTCAGATGTGTGTCGAAGCGGCTGTTTGCTACGCCCTAGGGATGAAGCACTCCGACGAACCAACTTGTGTCAACAGCGTGATTCGTTCGTTCAAAATCCGTCTCAACGATTCTTCGTGGAGTTCGAACGATGCTCGCGCGAAAGGTATGCGGCGTCTCGCAGTACTACAACTCGGGACAAAAGAAGGTTTCGACGAAGTACACTTCTCGAAACTCCTCACACTGCGAACCATACAGATATTATTGCCGCGAGTTCTGTCGTTGGCAGGACTACACGCCCACGCCAAGGCTTGTGAGAACGTAACGACACTTGAAGACGCTCGTGCTGCTGCTGAGGCTGCTCGTGCTGCTGCTGCTGCTGCTCGTGTTTCTGAGGCTGCTCGTGCTGCTGCTGCTGCTGCTTATGCTGCTGATGCTGCTGCTGCTGCTGCTGCTTATACTGCTGCTGATGCTGCTGCTCGTGACGAAATACTCACACTATCGGCTAAGATCGCTGAGGACATCCTAATCGAAATGGATGTCCCTGCCGTGGCTTTTCTCTCGATGTTGGAGACACGACCATGAACGTCATGAAGCATTACGTACGGAAGTTCCGTCGGTTCGAGGTAATCTTCTGGGTGTCTGCTAAGTGCTGGCAGTTCGGTGTGACGAGGTTCACGTCTTCCTTGTCAACTATCCGAGCGATATACGACTTCGGCCCGTTCTCTTTCGTCTTTCATGAAAGGATTTGAGATGAAACTCTTCTCGCTTCGGCAATCCCTGATTGACCAAGGCGTCGCGACTGACGAAGGCATCCGGCGGCACCTGTCATTCATCCAGAAGACTCTCTCCGTCAATCCGTCGCTGGACGTCAAGGCGTACAAGATCAACCCCGATAACCCAGAACGTGTCATGCACGGCTAGTCGTAAGACTGTCGCGTGATTCCTCTGGGGAATCGTAACAACCTCCAGCACGACCGTGGGTCCAGCTATGTCGTTACGGAACCTAGGCATGTTCTACAAAAGGCCTACCCTTCAACAAAGGAACAGAAAATGACCTTGCAGCACTCGTCACCCCTCTGTGCGGGCAATCTCAAGTATGCAACACCCCGGACGCTGCGTGACTTCGGTTACCCAGTCAAGGATCGTGAAGACCGTGGTCTCGGCAAGCGCGACTCGCAAGGGAAGCGCGAGGCGAGTACGTCGCAACCTCCTCGAACCCGGAGTGGCAAGACGCAGCCCGGTGGACGGTCGTTGCGACGTACTCTGACCCGTCTCGAAATTCGCCTTCGTGAATTCGACGGGAGTTCCGTGGACGTCCAAGCCTCGATGACACGGCCGGGGAGTCGCAAGCCGTGACTCGCGCCTCTCTCCAACTACAATAGGTGAACCATGAACAACTTGTCTTGGCTTCTGTACGCCGCCGAAGTCTCTGGTAATCTCCAAGAGATGTTTCAGGCGTTTGTCGTACTCTCTGTCATCGGCGTCGCCTTTTGGGTTTTCACCTCCCTTATGTGGAAATCAGATAACCCGAATGAAAACTTTGCACCTTTTTGGCGAAAAATCGGGTACTTCTTTGTCTCTGCCGCACTCGTGTCCGCCGTCTTGTCTGCTGTCGTACCTTCGAAAGACACAGTCTACGCCATTGCCGCGTCAGAGATGGGCGAACAAGCAATCCAGACACCACTTGCGAAAAAGGCTTTCAACGCCCTATCTGCATGGCTTGACCGTCAGACCAATCCTCCAAAATAGGATACTTCCGATGCATTACCTTGTCTCAAACCTCCACACATCAGCCATCAGTATTATGTGGGTCTGGGGCTGTGTCGTGACGATGTTCTCTCTCTATGTTGTTTGGACACTCGGTCATCTCAACAAAAAGTTCAACGAACGGATCGAAAAAATCTGTTCTTTTTCGGTTTGGGTGTTCTTCTTTTCTATCATTCTGTTCATCCTGACACCTCCTGCCTGACGCGCACGACAGAGAGAGAATTTCCCACTCCCCGCGCAACGTCATACTGAGGAATATCAAGGACTTAGTATTTTCCCCTTGACAAAATCTGGAAGTATGATATAATATCTATATAGATAGCGGGTTGATAACCCCTAGGAGTACTGGCGATGTCCCCACGTCAACCACTGTTTCTTGTCCTGCTATGGGCGACAATGCTCTGCCTGTCCTGTTTCCTGTTCGTTGGACCACTCCTATGAAGTGTCTGTCAGACCGCCAATCGAGACTGACACCTCGACAGGAGAGAGTCGCAGTCGACTGCCTCCTCTTCTGCTTCTTCAACCCGGGGGATAGTACGGCTGTCCGTGCCCGATGCCTCTCTGCACTGAAAGCGTTGGATCTCAGACCCAAGGAGAATACCTCGTGCTCCCCTCCCCATCCACCATTCTCATCTGGTTTGGATGTGGTTACGTAGTCTACTTCGGCTATTGCTTCGTCCTGACCTGTATATACTTGTACTCACCCAAAATCGGTATCAACAAAAGAAGGAAATGACATGGAATACGTCCAACACGGTGCCGTCTGCTGTGGCATCTCCCACGTCCATACGTTCGACGACGCGACTCTCGCCGACTTCGACAGGGTGCTGTACCTGCACGACAACAGCCGAGATCATGGCGCTCCCGGAAATCGTCTCCTCGAAGCCGTCCTGACTGATCGTCAACTCAACCCATCTCCCTCCTCACTATATCGGTTTCATCGTTCTGTCCTTGACGCAGGCGGTTGGGCCGTAATCCTTGCGACTCGAGGCTTCGTCCTTCAGACCCGGTTTCGGAACAGCAACACGGGGCGGTACTGCAACGTCTTCCACCGCGTCATGACGAGGGAGGACATCTCACCCGCTTCCCTCGCTTTCAATGTCGACGCAGTTCCTGCCGTACCGACTCAACCTCTTCCTGTACTTCCTGCCCCGCCCCCTATCGTCCTGCCAGAAAACTGGATTGAGAATCGAGACACCCTCCTCGAATTCCACACAGGAGAGCCCCTTCATATCGATAGGGTCCGAGAAAACTACGTCGTCGTGTCATTCATCGATGACGGACTTCCCGGAAGTCTTCCTGTCAGACTTCCTGACGGATATCCGATAGAGAGAGGAGACAATTGGGCGTTTTACTTCGGAGACGGCTCTTTCGGCGGTCGGGAAGGAACTACAAGGGGTGCGATCAGGATGGTCCGTCGGCAGGAAGACGCCGCCCCTGTCGAAGAAGTCGTACAAGAACCTCAGACTGTCTGGTCGACGGAGTACTTGTCTCGTGAGACAGTCCGGGTAGGCCTCCGTGTCCGCTACGTCCATCGTGAAGGCCTCGGGACTTCTCCACGTGCCCACAATCGGGAAGGAGTTGTCGAGCGCGTCCGAGACAACTCCGTACTTGTTCGTTTCGATGACGAAGGACATCCCCGGGAGTTTTTCCCCAATCGGTTCGTCTATGAAACAGGTCCTATGCCTCAGCAGGTCTTGGACGAAGCTGTTCTCGTCCCTGCCGCTGAACCCGTCGCTGTACCCGATCCTGTCGTCGAGACACGGACTGAGTTCTTCGCCCTCCGCCGTACTGGTGATCTGGCAGGTCCTTTCGAAACTGAGGAACAAGCCCGCCAGCGCTGGCCTCGTGTCCGGTCTTATGTCCGTATCGACACGGCAACGATTGACGGCGTAATTGAAGAGTCTACAGAAACTGTCATCGCCGCCTAACTGAGAAAGGATCTTCTTATGAAAGTCAGTGAAATCCCCTTCGATCCTGATATTGGGCTGGAAGGTCTCGAACTCCTCAGATCGCAGAAGGGCGAGTTACCCAAGACAGGTATCAATTTCACGGTGTCTCGGCGAAGCCCGGAGGGTGGAGTCATCCTCGACGCTTACAGGAGTCAGCCGTGTCACGGTCGTCTCCAAAACAGTGGTATGTTCGAGATGTGTGCCACGTCCATCAACCCCGGACAAATGGACGGACTGTACGAATACTTCGTCCGAGACAGTCCGTTCGGCAGGTTCATTCTCAACCGTGACACGTTCCAAGAAGATGGTTTCATCGCAGTGACGGGAGATCTCTATTATCCCTTCCAAAACTGCCTGAACATCTTCGCCCGACAGTCGGGTGAGGGAAATGGTCCGTGGATGCAAGGACAGTTCGACGACTTCATCAGTCGTGGTGTACCTCCTCTAGTCGCTCTCCTCGTCGTGTCGAGTACGACGATGTTGAAGGACACTCAATGGGACACGACAAACGTCGCGTTCCGTTCGTCACACTCACTCGTGTCCTGTCTCTCTGTCGATGGTTTGAAGAACTTCTTCGCGGGTGACGCGGTGAGCTACGTCGATGACAAGGTCAACCGTCCGACAAACAAACCGTCTTCGTTCTATAACGGCGTCTACGTCTGGGAGAAGACCGGAACGTGCAAGCCACAGGATGTGTCTTGGCTCTCAGTTTGTTTCACGAAGAACAAGGACGCCATCATGAAGGGTCGTGGCGTCAAGAAGTCTCTCTCACCTTTCGCCATCGAGAGTACAAGCAATTTCAACGCTATCAGAAGGAACGAGTTTAATGAACACGCCCTCCCCTTCCTCCTCGACATTTATTACGCCGCCACCCGAATTAAAACTCCCTCCGCTCCAGCCCGATCCGATGGCGAAACTCTCAGCACGCCGGGTACAGGAGTCACTGATACCGTACAAGAGCACGGTAATGCCTTCGCTCGGGCAGTCGGTGTACGTAACTAACGGGGCTTTTACGGGCAGTATCCGTGCCCTTATGATCGAGGCAGGCTGCTACCCCGCGAAGACTTACGAAGACGCCGACGTAGTCGTCTTCTCTGGTGGTGGCGACATCAATCCGTCACTGTACAACGAGAAGCCAGCCGGGACATACGGATGGTCCGACGACAGGGACGCCGAAGAGGTCAAGATCTATCACCACTGCGTCGAACGGAACAAGTTCATGTTCGGTATCTGCCGAGGTGCCCAGTTCCTACACGCCATGAATGGAGGACGGCTCTGGCAGGACGTCTCAGGTCACGGCAACGAACACTCCATCGTCGATCTCGAGACGGGCCACGTCGTCATGGCGACTAGCATCCATCACCAGATGCTGCGGAACAACAACCGTCTCGTCGTCGTCGCCTGTACGACCCGTCAGATCTCGACTCGGTTCAAGGCGCAAGGCGAGGAAATCCTCCTGTCTGGCGATCACACAGAGCTGGAAATCGAGGCGGGGTACTATCCCGAGACTCCTTGCTTCTTCGTACAAGGACATCCAGAAATCGGCACTCCAGAGTACCGGTCTTGGACACTCTCGAAGCTCGAAGCGGTGATGACTGACTGGTACGCCGTCAATCCCCGAGAACGAAAAGTCGCTTGACTTTTGTAACTGCTTGAAAGGAATTGCCTTTGTGTGGTATAGTCGGAATCGCAGGGAATATCAACGTCAAAGAACGTGAGGTATTCAAGGACATGCTCGTCGCGTGTCAAGTACGTGGTCGTGACGCCACGGGGGCTATCAGTATAGGAGCGGACAACAGCGTCGGCTGGGCCAAGACTGTGGGAACACCCGACAAACTTTTCGATCTGAAGTCTTGGGACAAGAACATCGACCGGTTCAACAGCAAGATCCTCATCGGGCACTGTCGAGCGAAAACTATGGGTGAGAACACCCATCAGAATGCCCACCCGTTCGACCACGAACACGTCATCGGTGTCCACAACGGCACGCTCAACCACTCTTGGCGTCGAGACCGGACGAGTGACGGGTACAAAGTCGACAGCGACTGGTTGATCTCTCAACTCTCCGAGAGAGGTGTCGAGGAGTTGATCCCCGAAGTCCAAGGGGCTTACACTCTCGTCTGGTGGGACCGGAGGAATAACACGGTCAACTTCCTCCGCAACGAGGAACGACCTCTGTACTTCGCTTGGTCGAAAGACAAGAAGTTGATGTTCTGGGCGTCTGAACCGTGGATGCTTCATGGCGTCGTCGGTCGGCAGATCGAACTCGCGACACTCGATTCGGGTTTCAGTACGTGCAAACTCGCAGTCGACGAGCTATGGTCGTTCGAGGTCTCGAAACACGACGGGTTCAAAGCTACGGCTCCTCGCAAGATCGTGGGTAAGAGTATCGAAAATTTTACGACCACTGGCGGGTATTCTAATACCCACTACCGAAGGCAAGACTCCTTGGCGGGTCGTACCAATCAAGGAGGGAGCGGCGTCAACAGCCCTTTTCGCGGGGGGACTCCGGGATTTCTTCTGGAAGATCTCACGACTCGGGTAGGCGGAGTACGGCAGCTTCCAAGACTGCCCCTACGAGAAATTCAATCACCCGTTCGATCAAAGCCGAACTCAAGTCTGCCGAAAGAGGAGACAACTACGGAGGATATCTCCGCCGCCTCTCGGATGGATTGTGTAACTCCCTCGGCTTTACCGACGGCATCGAATTCTTCGACGGAATCTGCCAAGACGAAGGGCTCCCGTCCCGTATTAAGTTTGATAAGCTCTCTTACAACCAACAGAGGAGGGCAGTCAAACGCGCGTCTTCAGCGTTATCGAAGTGGCTCGGAGGAGATCTCGCCTAACATCGACCTCCGTAAACTCGGAGGTGTCTGGTACATCACCGACCGGAAGACGGGATCGGAGTATTCCGAGACGGAGTTCGATGCAAATACCAACAGGACCTGTGCTTGGTGTAACGTGGGGGAGTACGACTTGAAAGACGTCCACGAGTTCATCGACGAGTGGAATTTTGTGTGCAACGAATGCGACAAGGACGTCGCAGCTAACGGTTGAAGGAGTATTTATGGTCAATTTCACTCTAGGCGCCGACCCAGAGGTCTTCATCAAGGTCCGTGGAAAGCCCGTCTCCGCCCATGATCTTATCAAGGGTACGAAGAAGGAACCTTTCCCTGTCCCCGGCGGTGCCATCCAAGTCGACGGATTGGCGACTGAGTTCAACGTCGATCCCGTTCCCGTCTGGAATCACGAGGCGTTTAACGCAGGCGTCGTCAACGTCATGAAGCAGCTCCACGCCGCCGTCAAGGAAGGAAACAAGGGAGCGTCCTTTATGAAGGACACTTCGGTTGAATTCGACCCGGAGTACCTCGAGTCTCTTCCGAAGGACGTCCTCGTCCTCGGCTGTGATCCCGACTGGAACGCCTATACCGAGCAGAAGAATCCCGCACCTGACGGTACGGTGAACTTCCGAGCCACTGGTGGTCATATCCACCTCGGTTGGGCGAGTGACATGCCTGTCGATGACCCTGAGTACATCGCGATCTGTGCCGATATCGTCAAAGTCCTTGACGCCTACATTGGCATTCCTTGCCGTATCCTCGACACAGACGACCGACGTCGTGAGATGTACGGTAAGGCGGGTTCGTTCCGACCGAAACCCTACGGCCTCGAGTACCGGACCCCTTCGGCCCTCTGGATTCACCAGAAGGATACGAGGATCGCCGTTGCTCGGGGTGTAAGCTATGTCGTAAATCTCCTCGCGCAATTGAAAACTTCCGAGAAGTGTTTCAAGTACCTCGGCCTGACACAAGACGAAGTCCGTGACGCTATTGACGGGGACCTTTCGAATGCCATCAGGATCAGTGGTTTCATGAGGTGGAAATGGTCTTTCGCCTACGACATGATGAACCGGGTCATCAAAGAAAGGATCAAGGATAATGTTCTGGCATGATCTTCAACAGGCTCACCAACGCCTGAATAGCTCCGTCGTCATGTTCGGAGACAAGCCGGTTCGATTCGGCTCAATCGAAGGCCGAGAAGTCCGGGTCAAGGATCTCGAGAGTGGGTTGAACTTCGTCGTCAATCTTGAAGACAAGGGGTTCGATAATTTCAGGAATCTCCCCAAGCTTGGCTTCGTCAACGTACCCGGGCGGCTGTACTGGTTGACTCGCATTCCTACGAGGTCTGCGACACACGGCCATACCCGGAACAACATCCAGACGTTCCATATCGAACAAGGCCAGATGTACCGCTCAGACACTTCGTACGAGCATCTCATCAGTCACTACGGCAAGTACTACGTCGACAGTGTCAAGGGTCACTTCCCCAACTGGAGACAAGCCCTCGCCCACGTCCAGAAGACGCAACCGATTGCGATCCACCACGAGTTCGCCCTTGTCAAAGGGAATGACGGAGGGACACAGCTCTGGAAGAACAAGAGGCATGTCGGAAACGCCACAGAGAAAGGGATTTATCTCGGCCCGGCGTCTCTCTATCTACGAGAGGAGTTGCAACAGCGGCTGGGTATCCAAGAGATTATGGAGGCATGAATGAAATTCCTGAAAGACATAGCAGAAGTCTCCCCTTTGCCCAACATCACCCTCAACCGACCACTCCTCGACAGGACGACTCCGGGTGACATAGGAATCGAGATCGAACTCGAAGGTGATCTGTACTCGGGTGACGCACTACTCAAGTTCAAGGCGCCTGTGACGGGGGCTCAGTGGATTACCCACCGTGACGACTCTCTCCGAGGTGGTATCGAGTATGTCCTCTCAGTGCCGTGTCGAGAAGGAGAGGTCGTCCCACTACTCGAGTTTCTCTACTCGACGTTGCTGGACAAGAAGTCTTCCATCCGTCTCTCGAACAGGACGAGCACCCACGTCCACATCAACATCCAAGGATTGAAACCGTCTGAGTTGACATCATTCATCTGTCTCTGGGGGCTGTTCGAGCAAGCCGCTGTGAACTATTCCGGCATACTCCGCAAGAGTAACCAGTTCTGTCTCACGACGAAGGACACCAACGGGTGGCTACCCACTGTCTGGCGAGACGCCCTCGAATCTGGGCATTTCCGATGGGACAATGGGACGAAGTACTCTGCCCTGAATCTTGCGGCACTGAGTAACTTCGGATCGTTCGAGTTCAGGACGTTGGACGGTTGCAACGAACCCACCCGGGTCTCCTCTTGGGCGCGGTTCCTCGTACGCCTCCGAGACACTGCCGTGAAGTATCTCCCTGACGAGATCGGGAGAGGCGTCTCTGAGAAGGGTCCGCGTGGACTCCTTCAGGAGGTCTGTGGCGATGACCTCGAAGACTTCTACACGGCCTTCGTCAAAGCCACACCAGACTTCGACGGGTGTTGTCTCGATTCGTTCCGAGACTACCAAGAGCTTTCGTTCTTTGTTCCTTGGGAGTCTCTCAGAGATCAGATTAACCGGAGGGAGATAAGGCGCCCTTTTGAAGAAGAGCGTCCTAAACCTAAACGGAGGAGTACCTCGCTTGGTAACGAATTTTTTCCTCGTGGTACGAGACAGACTACTGTAGGATCATTTCTAGATCCTCTAGAAGTGCCTGCACAGGAGGTATTTCCCGTCGAACACCGTCGGCCACGACTACCTCTGACAGACGCCGAGGTATAGGAACACCTCCGGAATTTGCGAGAGTTCTTTCCTGCAGTTGCACAACAGCCGGCTCCCCGGCAACCAGAAGGAAATGTCGATGAGTTTTAAAGTAATCCCTTACCGACAAGGTTCGTCAGGCGCTCGAGAACTCGCCACGGCTTTGGGAGGTAGGGTCCTCCGTCTCGAAGGTTCTCGATACCGTGGTCGTCCGGGAGACGTCATAATCAACTGGGGTAAAACAGATGGACATCCTCTACTTGATCGTGCCCTCAATGGTCGTTCTATCCGTTCTGTGTCTAATAAGCTGGAATTCTTCCGGACTGTACATCGATCCGATCCCTCCGCCATACCCGAATTCTGGACAGACCGGGAGTCCATCCCTGATTCCGCCTTCATGGGAAGAGGAAGAGTCGTCTGTCGTACCGTCCTTGCCGGACACTCAGGAGAAGGTATCGTCATCGCCAACGAACGAGGGGAGCTAGTCCCGGCACCTCTCTATACAAAGTACGTCCCCAAGCAAGACGAGTACCGTATCCACTTGGGTCGGCTCGTAGATGACAACGAAGACACCGTCACTACTGTAATTTCTCAGCAACGAAAGGCTAGAAATCGTGAACATCAAAACCCTAATTGGTCGGTTCGCAACCTCGCGAACGGCTTCGTCTATGCCCGAGCCGACGTCAACCCTCCACGTTGTGTTATTGACGTGGCTCGTCGCGCTTTCGGTTGTTTCGATCTCGATTTTGGCGCGGTAGACGTCATCTACAACGGACACGCAGACCGAGCCTACGTCCTCGAGATCAATTCAGCCCCCGGCATCTCCGGTACTACCGTCTCCGACTACGTCCAGTTTTTCCGGGAGTTTGAACGATGAAGTGCAATATCTGTGACAAGGACTTGGGCGACTCGGAAATCCAATGGGACGAGAGGTATAACGCTTGGGACCCTTGCGGCGAATGTCTCCGTGTCATTTCCGAGACCTTCGGGGAAGAAGGTGACGAGGAGACAGAGGAAGAGGTCTACGACGACGAGGTCTGTTACGAAGAATTATTCCCTGTTGAAATCAACGACTTGGAATAATCCTGCGCGGCCAGAGAAGATTTCTCTTGACAAAATTCTGATACGTGGTATAATATCTATATAGAGTAGCGGTTGATAACCCTATGGTAGGTCTTAGAAGGTCCTAGCGATCTGACCTACCAACCTCTACCCCTCTTCCTTTAAGGTACAATTCTTGGTACAACCCAAAGCCCACCAACCCTGTCCTTCTTGTGGGTCGTCAGACGCTCTGTCTACGATGGCCTCCGGGGTTTCCAAATGTCATTCTTGCGGAATGGTCTTTGCTCCTGACGAAGATCTACTCCCGCAAAGGGATGAGTCGGTACAAGAGAAGATCGTCTCAGTGACTCCTGTCCCTTCTGTCTTCTCTCCCTTCCCTGAGAGAGGCTTTACGCAGGAGACTTGCCGGAGGTACTCCGTCTCTGTCCGTGACGGCACGGCCCAGTACCCGATCTATGACGTCAACGGAAACCACATCGCAAATAAGTTCCGCCGCCCCGGAAAGGTCTTCTCTGTCGAGGGTAAGACGGGAGGGGCTGGTCTGTTCGGGCGTCACGCCTTCCCGGCAGGTTCTGCAAAGTTCGTGACTGTCACCGAAGGACAGGACGACGCCCTCTCCGTCTTCCAAATGACAGGCAATAGGTACCCCGCCGTCTCTGTCCACTCCGCGTCCACAGCAGAAGCAGACATTCGCAGGGACTTCGAGTATCTCAACTCCTTCGAACACATCGTCCTCTGCTTCGATAGTGACGACGCGGGACAACGTGCTTTGAAGGCGTGTGCCAACATCGGCTTCCCTCTGGGCAAGGTCAAGATCCTTTCTCTCCGCGAGTTCAAGGACGCCAACGACTACCTCCTACAGAAGAAGGCCGACCTCTTCACTAAGGAATGGTGGCAGGCCCCGGCCCACAAACCAGACGGGCTGAAGCTCGGGTCTGAGATGTGGGACGAGATCGTCTCAAGGAAGGAGAGTTTTACCGTAGACTATCCATTCGAAGGTCTGAACAAGAAGACCTTTGGCCTCCGACTGTCCGAACTCGTCGTCATCACGGCAGATACAGGCGTCGGAAAGACCTCACTCCTCAAGCATATCGAGTACCTTCTACTAACCGACGAACGTGTGAAGGAGAACAACTATGGCGTTGGTTTCCTACATCTGGAAGAGCCGAACGGAGATACCGCACTTGGTCTTCTGTCTATTCACGACAGTCTTCCATACCACCTGCCCACGACGGTCAGGGATGAAAAGACTCTTAGAGAAGCTTTTGACACTGTTCTTAACAACGACAGAACCATACTATGGGACCATTTTGGTAGTAACAGCGTTGACGCCGTACTGGATAAGATCCGGCACATGGTTGCTCTCGGTTGTCGTTACATCGTCCTCGACCACCTCTCAATCGTAGTCTCGGATCAGTCGGGTGACGAAAGGAAACAGCTCGATGAAATTACTACAAAGATCAAGACACTCACGATGGAGCTGGACATCGCCGTCATCGCGGTTATCCATACGAATCGTCAAGGTCAGATCCGAGGTACTGCAGGGGTCGAACAGCTCGCCAACATCGTCTTTCGAATTTCGCGTAACAAAACAGAGCCTGACGAATGGCGGCGGAATATCACTTCTATTACAGTTGAGAAAAACCGTTTCTGTGGATACACTGGACCAGCCGGACATCTCTGGTTCAACCCAGACACGGGACGACTCTGTGAACTCACCGAAGAAGAGGCTGCTACTTTCGAGAGTGGCTCGTCTATTAGGATGGAAGAACGATTTTGATGTATCTTCCGACTGATCTGAGTAATTACTGGTTCTGTGACATCGAAGGGGATAACCTCCCTTCTACCGTCGTGTGGTGCGTCTGTGCCGTCTCAGGGACAGGCGAGGAAGTCGTCCTGACTAACTACCAGCAGATAAGGGATTGGTTCTATGAGCAGCAGCAAAGAGGATGTAAGTTCGTCTTCCACAACGGACTCGGATATGACGTCCCTACTCTCAACAGGCTTGTCGGGACTTCTATCGGGCTGGGTTCCGTCTGCGATACCATGGCTATGTCCATGCTCTTCCTGCCAAGCCTCGCGGGAGGTCACTCGCTCGAAGCATGGGGGCTACGACTTCATTCCCTAAAGGGAGAGTTCTCAGACTTCTCACATCTCTCGGACGAGATGGTGACGTACTGTAAACAGGATGCCCACCTCTGTGGCCTTGTCTTCCGTGACCTAGTAAAACGGATGAGGCAGACAGGCTTCTCTGAAGAGAACATCCACCTAGAGACGCTGGCTTGGTACCTCGTACAACAACAAAAGAAGAACGGTTTTTACTTTAATATCGAGGGTGCCCACGTCCTATACGCCACCCTCCGCCAACTGGAGAATGAAATTGCAGAACGAGTCCACGAAATCTGGCCCCCCGAGCTTGCAGCTACAAAAACTTTTAAGCGAGCTCGTCTCCGCGATGGAGGTCGTACTAGTCAGTATCTACGACACCTGCGAGAATACGAAAAGCTCGAAGACGTACCCGGAACAGACGAGTATCGAGCGTACGAATACGTGTCTTTCAATATTGGAAGTCCAGACCAGAGAAGTACGAAACTTCTTGAGCTCGGATGGGTTCCGGGAGCTGATGAACGAACTCCTACAGGAAAACCCAAACCAACAAACAAAGGTCGACTCGCCCCTACCCTCGAACGATTCGTAACAGAGTCCGAACACCCCGGCCCTCGACTGATTGCACAATGGATGGAGATCAACGCCCGGGCAAATATGGTCAACACTTGGATCGAGGCTTATAATGACGACACTCACTGCATCCATGGTTCTCTGTGGCTTGCTAATACTCTCCGTTATCGGCATTCTGATCCTAACACGGCTAATATACCCGGGGTACGGACAGGAGAGTCGGGTCCTCTACGAGGACTCTCCGGCGTTTTTACGTACGAGGCTCGAGATCTCTGGACTACACGCGATCCTAGGACGAGACGAATGGTCGGGGTCGATGCCAAAGGTATCCAGCTCCGTGTCCTCGCCCACCACCTCAGAAACGAAGCCTTCGCAAATGAAGTCGTCAACGGCGACCCCCACACTTACAACCAAGAGATTGGAGGCCTTAGAACAAGAGGTCTGGCTAAGACTTTCATCTATGCGTTCCTTCTGGGAGCTGGAGACGCAAAGGTCGGGCAGATCATTGGTGGATCGACGAGCGAAGGCAGAGCTCTTAAAAACCGCTTTACAAACAACTTCCCGGGACTTAAACGTCTACTTACTGACCTTAAGCGACAGGTCAATCGAACTGGAAGAATCGTCCTTTGCGACGGAACACCTCTCCGGGTAGAACACATTCACACGAGGTTGGGATATCTCCTCCAAGGAGACGAGAACCGTATCATGAAGCAAGCCGGGATCTTTATCTGGCGGGAGTGCCGTAGGTTAGGTCTTGATGTAATCAAAGTAGGAGACATCCACGACGAGTTTCAGTTTGATGTACTAGAGACAGATGTCGATCAATTCATACTTGTTTGCGAAGCAGCGTTTAAAAAAGCTGGAGAGACCTTCGGATACACAGTCCCAATCGAATGCGAAGCCAAAGTCGGATTGACGTGGGCGGAGACACACTGATGACTAATTCAGATGAATTTTGGTGTTCGACTTGTGGAAAGACAATTCCTATAGAAGAATATACCACTAACGAAAGCGAATGTGATTACTGTCACGAATGGTGGCAGGCACAATTTGCTCTACACCCAGAAATTTTTGAGGAAAGCCAATGAAATTCTCACTCATATCTGACATGCATCTCGACTTTCCTCAAGAGAAGACTCCTTACGAGCTTCTCGAGGAACACGTCGTAGTAGCAGGTGACACGACTAACGGCCTCGAAGGCCTGAAGTTCCTACAGAAATTGAGGAACAAAGGACACACCGTCTATGCCGTCGATGGCAACCACGAACACTACAGCAACCGTTCACAGGGGCGGACTGCCCTAGAGACGACGACTCGCTTCATGGAAGAGCATCCTCGATACCACGAAGGTCTTGTCCCCGTAGTCCTCGCCAACGGTTGGTATCCAGTCGAAGACGAGTCGTTGTGGCAGAACTATATGAACGACAGTCTGCACGGCTCCCTCTCTGCGGCTGACGTAAATGGTCTAGCCGTGTCAGACGCGGACCATATCCGTCATTGGCTAGAGAAGTGGAGGTCTTGTGGTCAGAAGGGTATTGTTGTGACCCACACCGCTCCCTGTCTTCAGACTCTGAACCCACGCTTCGACGGTCATTACAGCAACGAATGGTACTGGAATCCTCACATGGAAGAACTCCTTCGTGAGTACCCAGAACAGATCCTCGTCTGGTGCCATGGCCATTCCCACCACAGCCATGAAGAAGTAGTCCATGGTGTCCGTGTCGTCGTGAATCCGAGAGGTTATCCCGGCGAGAATCCTTCTTGGAAACCTAAGACAATCGAGGTATGACATGAGTAAGACATGGGTATATTCGGACCCCCACTTCTACCACAGGAACATCTGCAAGTTCACTAACGGCGACGGGAGTAAACTCCGTCCTTGGGACGACGCAGACGAGATGACAGAGGATCTAATCAGATGGTACAACGAGTGTGTGTCCGATCAGGATCGAGTATATATCTTGGGAGATGTCGCCTTCACGGTTGCAGATATCCGGCGATCTGTTTCCCGCCTGAACGGGAGGAAAATTCTAGTCCCGGGGAATCACGAACCGAAGAAGATGGCGAAGTACATAGACCTCTTCGATGACGTCTGTGGCTACGTCCAGCGACAGGGGTTTATCATGTCCCACATCCCTATCCATCCGGGTTCTCTGGCCCGGTGGAAGTTGAATATCCACGGGCATACACATAGCAACCGTGTAGAAGAAGTGGGTTATCCCGGAAGTGCAGACCCTCGATATGTATCCGTCTGTGTCGAGCAGACAAACTTCCGGCCTATCGAGCTGGATGAGATAATTAAAAAGTACGGACTCGATAAAAAGTCTTGACAAACGCGTAGAACCTTGGTATAATATGATATAGGTTGGGCGTTCCAACCTCAGAAAGAGAAGTAAATAATGGCAACTAGTACGACTTTGTATCTTCGTGGCGAGACGAGTTTCGCGAAACTCCTAGGCGATCCCCTGCCTAACTTTGGCAAGGACGGCTTCGAGTGGAAGGTCGATTTGAAACTCGACCCGAAGGATATCAAGGTTCTGAAGGCGGCGGGTGTCGCCGACCGTGTCAAGATGAAAGAGAACTATCTCGACGGCGCTCCATACCTGACTCTGAAAGTCAAGTCGGAACGGACTGACGTAAAGACAGGTGAGAAGATTCCTAACGACCCACCTGTAATTGTAGACAAGGACGGCGAAGACTGGAACCCGAAGAAGCTCATCGGGAACGGCAGTGTCGTCGACGTCAAGATCGTAGTCCGTGACTGGGGTCCGGGCCGTCCCAAGGGTATCTATCTCAACAAGACGCGAGTCCTCAAGCTCGTACCTTACGGGGGTGACGACTTCCCAGATCTTGACGAGACGGACGAATTCTACGAACCTCGACAGGGTTCTGGTTCTCGCTTCGATCTCGATGACGAACTTCCTATGTAAGGAAACATGTCCCGTATAAAATCGGGTCTAATATAGAAGTAATTGTACTACAAAGACTTGATCTTCTATAATTCCGGTGTGTGGTTCGGCAGCGCACACTGTGTATCAGGGCATACAGAATAAGTCCTTACTGTTGACTTTCCTATGAGGAAGCATAATGAAATTGGAAGTAGAATTTGTACGTAACGCCACAGTCAGACAAACCTGTCGGGCAGTCATCGAGATGGACGACGCTGAGTCGGTTGATCGGAAGATACTGGACTTCGCAATTAAGAACCTCGGGACGTCAGTCAAGTCGTTCGTTGTCGAGACGCAGCAGTATGACGACGTACGAGACACGATCGAAAAAGTCGAGAGGATGAAAGCTTGAAGGAGCTTGACACAGTCATAGACGACGTCTATTCGCTTTTCGATCCTAAACAGAACCATACCCCTTCCGAGGAAAATCTTTCCGAGTTCACAGAGAATTTAAAAGAACTCCTTCGTCAACGGCTCCGTTCTCCGGACCCACGAGAAGGCGGTCTCCGCTTTTCTTCTCTCGGGAAACCAGACAGGCAGGTTTACCTCGACAACCGGGGTGACGAAAAAGAAGAACTCTCCTCAAAGACCTTCTTCAAGTTCTTGTACGGCGACGTCATAGAACAACTCCTCCTCTTCCTCGTCAAAGAAGCCGGGCACTCCGTCGAGATGGAGCAGGCTGAAGTCGAAGTCGACGGGGTTAAAGGACACATCGACGCAAAGATAGACGGCGTAGTCGTAGACGTAAAGTCGGCTTCTCCTATTGGTTTCGAGAAGTTCTCGAAGGGTAAGATCTTTGAAGACGATCCGTTCGGATACGTCGCCCAACTCTCTGGCTATGCCGACGTACTAACACCCGGGGAAGACGCGGCTTGGCTGGCTATGGACAAGGTCTCCGGTGCTCTTTGTCTTACCCGACTACCTCGTCACGTCATCGCTGACAATAAGCCCGCCGAGAAGATCAGACACCAAAAGGAAGTCCTCGATGGCGAACTACCACCTCCTTGTTACTCCCCTGTCGCGGACGGGAAGTCTGGCAATGAAAAGCTTGCGACGCCTTGCTCGTACTGCGGGCACAAGGCAGGCTGCTGGCCAACCGCTAGGCTTTTCCTGTATGGTAATGGACCACGATGGCTCACTACTGTATCGCGCCTACCTGACGTTCCGGAAGTCCTGTGACACCGGAGGAGAAGAAACGTGACAGCTACTTACGGCGAACTTACGGAATCACTAATACTTCGTACATGGAGCTTCTCGACTTTCAGCGAGGCTGTTGCGCAATATGTAACAAACCCGCCGAACACTTTAACACAAGGCTGGCCGTGGACCATGACCACGTCACCGGGGAAATTCGCGGACTCCTGTGCAACTACTGTAATCACAGAGTCATTGGAAGACATCGAGACCCGGAGCTTCTACGAGTAATGGCTGAGTATGTCTCCCGCCACACCGGCTGGTTCGTCCCCAAGAAAAAGAAGAAAAAGATTGTCAAGTAAAATACTATTCCTAGACATTGAGACTAGGCCGTACCTAGCCTATGGCTGGCGTCTATTCAAAGAGAATATCGGGATCGAACAGATCAAAGAAGAAGGCGCCATGATTTGTTTCTCGGCCAAGTACCTAGGAGAGAAAGAGGTTTACTTTTACTCAGACTGGGGAGACGGCCATGAAGAAATGCTTCGTCAGGCTCATCGACTTCTTTCGGAATGCGACGCCGTCTGTACCTATAACGGAGACAGGTTCGACCTTCCAAAGCTTCGGGGAGAATTCCTCAAGCATAAGATGGCTCCAACGCCTCCACTCACATCGATTGACGTCTTCAAAACCGTACGAAGAATGGGTTACGACTCTAGCAAACTCGCGTTCGTCGGACCACTCCTTGGAGTCGGGTCGAAAGTCAAACACCAAGGTTTCTCGCTCTGGAAAGACGTCCTAGCAGGAGACGTAAAAGCCCAGCGAGTCATGGAAAAGTACTGTCGACAAGACAGTGTCCTCCTAGAGAAGCTCTATAAACGCCTCGCTCCTTATATCACTAACCATCCGACACTTGGTAAGACGAGTGGACTGTCCTGTCCTGTCTGTCATTCTGAGAATCTCCAGTCACGCGGCTATCGTCGGACAAAGCTCTTTAAAGTCCAACGTATCCAGTGTCAGCAGTGCGGTAGTTGGTCCGATGGGAAGAGGACCAAGCATGACTGACGGTATCCGTCCAGTAGCTGCAACAGAAGACATCCTTACACGGCTCTCAGACCGACTCTTTGGTTGGGAACTTGTAGAGTACCTCGGGATTACGACCGAAGAGATTATCGAGGCTTTTCGGGAACGCGTCATAGATACCCTCGATGAATTGGAAGATGAATTCCTTGATTGAAGAACAAATGAATATGTTTTGGCTTGGTGAAGAAGAGCAAGACACTGCCGCTGATCTCCAAGTAGACGAGCAGACAGGCGACTTCTACTTCTGGTTGGGAGGACAAGGCGACGTCACTGCGACGATGCTTTCTCGTGAGGACTTTGAAGAAATGCTCAAGAATATCTCCAATGATTGAGACAACTAATGACCCAATCGAATCAATTCTAACAGGAGCAGTAAAATATGACGCCGGGAAGTCTCCCCTCTTCCGAGGCTGTCTAGGGTACTTCCCTAAGGCTTTGAGGGCAGTAGCAGACGTCTCCCTCTTCGGAGCGACTAAGTATGCTTGGAAGGGTTGGGAGAATGTACCTGACGGTTTCATTAGGTATACCGACGGCCTCGCTCGCCATCTCTCCTACGAAGGTGAAGGTCAGATGGTCGATCCAGATAGTCGACTCCTTCACGCACAGCACGTCGCATGGAATGCCCTTGCCCGTCTCGAACTACTCTTGAAAGAACGTGATGCCGTACATCAAACAAGCTGACCGACACGAACTCTGGAATGACGACGACAGGAAAGTCTCTAACCCCGGCGAGTTGAACTACGTCCTGACTGGTGTAGTCCACGAGTACCTCGTCGATAACGGTGAGAGCTACCAGAGTTATAACGACATACTCGGCGCCCTCGAAGGTTGCAAGCTCGAGTTGTATCGTCGTAAAATCGCTCCCTATGAAGACAAGAAGATCCAAGAAAATGGCGACGTCTGAATCTAAACAAAAAAGCATCTACCTTGCAGGGCCTATGTCCGGACTACCCGACTTTAACTTCCCTGCGTTTAACGGCGCAGCGGAAGAGTTGAAGTACGCAGGTTGGAAAGTCTGGAACCCCGCCGACAAGGAAGGCGAGACGCTCTCAGAAGCCTCCCGTGCCAACGGCGATCCCGTCCTTGCACAAGAAGGTGGATTCGACTTTCGTGAAGTCTATCTCTGGGATGTAGACAAGGTCATCAAGTCTGATGCGATTTATATGCTTTCGGGTTGGGAGAACTCCCCCGGTGCCCGGGGAGAACACGCCGTAGCCGTAGCGATGAAGCGTCACTACCCAGACTATCAGATCATCTACGAATGAGCAAGGGTATCAAGAGTTACGACGAGAAAGAACGACGACAGCGGCGTCGAGAGAATCACGAGCAACGTGACGTTTGGAAACGTAAGCCTAAGGAAGTATCGTATGAGCAAGAAGCAGACTGAACATCTACGGAATGAACTAGCCTTGGACATTCTCGACGAAGTCGACATCTATCCCCATCAAGCCGACGCCATCATCAGCTTCCTTCTTCAAGAAGGTCTCATCGACTACAGCGTATTGGAAGAGTATTATCTTGACGAATAAACCCAATCCATTTCCGAGTGTTTACGAAGAGTTTATTTACAAAAGTCGTTACGCTCGATGGCGGGAGGAAGACGGTCGGCGAGAGAACTGGGACGAAACAGTTAATCGTCTTCTACACTTTTACCAAGAAAAGGCTTCGATGAAAGGCTACGAAGCTATCGAACTCGGTAATGCCATCTATAACCTCGAAGTCCTCCCTTCGATGCGAGCGTTGATGACTGCCGGACCTGCCCTCGAGAGGAGTAACGTCGCAGGATATAACTGTGCCTATCTCCCCGTAGACAGTCCTCGTTCGTTTGACGAGACGTTCTATATCTTGATGTGTGGGACAGGTGTTGGATACTCAGTTGAAAGCAAGTACACGAATGAGCTTCCTCGCATCTCTGAGACGTTCGAGACGACAGACACAGTCATCCGAGTCGCCGATAGCAAAGAGGGATGGGCTAAGTCCCTTCGTGAAATCATCTCCCTCCTTATTGCTGGTCAGATTCCAAGATGGGACACGAGTGGAGTTCGACCTGCCGGAGAACGCCTTAAGACTTTTGGTGGCCGTGCTTCAGGACCCGGTCCTCTCGAGGATCTCTTTCGGTTCTGTATTACAGTATTTAGAGGAGCAGCGGGGCGCCGCCTCACTTCACTAGAATGCCATGACATCCTCTGTAAAATAGGTGACACAGTCGTAGTAGGAGGTGTCCGACGTTCGGCCATGATCTCACTATTCGACGTCACCGACGACAGGATGAGTAAGAGTAAGTCAGGCGCGTGGTGGGAGAAGGACGGGCATCGTGCCCTCGCCAATAACTCTGCCGTCTATGAGTCCCGCCGTCCCGACCCGTCATTCTTTATGAAGAAATGGAGAGAGTTATATGACAGCAAATCTGGAGAGCCCGGAATCTTCAGCCGTTACGCTTGCCAGCAAATTGCTGCACGAAATGGACGTCGTGACAGTACATTTGAGTTTGGCACAAATCCTTGCAGTGAAATTATCCTTAGACCCTTCCAATTCTGTAACCTTACCGAAGTCGTCGTTCGACCTACAGACGGACTGGATGAGCTCCGACGTAAGGTACGAATTGCATCGATTCTTGGAACAATCCAAGCGACCTTCACAGACTTCAAATACTTGAGAAAGATCTGGCAGAAGCAGTGTGAGGAGGAGCGTCTACTCGGAGTATCGCTCACTGGTGTCATGGATCATCCACATCTCCGTGGTTCACTCGACTGGTTGAAGGAGTTGAAAGACGTTGCCATCGAGACGAATCTGGAATGGGCTGGACGCCTTGGTATCAATCCTGCTGCTGCTATTACTTGTGTCAAGCCTAGTGGAACTGTGTCGCAACTTGTGGATTCTGCCTCTGGTCTTCATACCCGTCATAGTAGGTACTATCTTCGTACGGTACGTGGCGACAACAAAGACCCGCTGACCCAGTTCTTGAAGGACGCAGGGGTTTACTCTGAACCAGCTTTTGGTAAGGAAGACACAACTACGGTCTTTTACTTTCCGAAGCAATCACCAGAGACGGCGATGACGAGGAATGACCAGACAGCGATACAAGCGTTGAACGTCTGGAAGAACCTACAAGATCATTGGTGTGAGCACAAACCTTCCGTGACTATCAGTGTCAAAGAAGACGAATGGATGGGAGTAGGGGCGTGGGTATATGACAACTTTGATGACCTTAGCGGTGTTAGTTTTCTACCCTATGACGGCGGTACGTATAAGCAGGCACCTTATCAGGAAATTACGGAAGAAGAATACAACGACTGGCTAGTCAAACATCCTCTCCCAGAAATAGATTGGAGCGACATGCGGATGTACGAAACCGAGGACAGGACGACAGGATCTCAAGAGTTTGCCTGCGTTTCAGGCCAGTGTGACGTGGTTAACATCGATGGCTGATATCATCAACTTGGTCCCAATAGAAGAACAACCACCGATACCAGAGCTTTTGCGGAAGCTTGCAGACGACATCGAGACAGGCCAACTGCCTAACGCCAAGGGCTGTACAATTGCAGTTCAATTCGAGATAGACGAGGAGACTTACTCCTTCGAGATCTTTGGTTGGGGCGACTGGGTACAGACTAGGGCAGATGTCTACTGGTCCCTAATGAAAGCAGGCACTTTTGTCCTATGATCAATCCACTTACCCTACTGACCTCCCCTCTGGAAAAAGACCTAGCGGTTGCCGTTGCAGCACTCCTAGTCACGTCCGGATCGGAGGCGCTCGTTATAAAATACGAGATGAACTCAAAGATACAGTGTGTGTCTGCGGTTACGGCAACAAACGCACAAACAAAGACAGTAACGACAGCAATCAGGAATGTCGATAATGCGAGTAATTCAACTATTCAGTCTTCCGTCTCTTCTGGGATTGCTACTGATCTTGCCGGGCTGCGAAACAGTCCGCGTCGCCCCTCCGGCGGCGGCGTGTCCGGCATTTCCTCCAGCCCCACCAGTCCTGCAACAGCATCTCAGCCGCCCACTCCTGCTACCTTCACAGTAGACGAGTCGTCGGCAGAGGCCTGCCTCACGGCTTATGACGTCGCGGTGGGTTGGCAGCAATGGTACAATCAGACCCAGTTGAACTGGGAGAATATAGAGAACAATGGTACAGTTAAGTCAGGAAATCGTGACGGCGGCACAAGCAAGTCAACGTCAATGGAAGATCTTCGCGTCTCTTTCCCTAGCCCAGTATGGCTTGGAGTCAGCTTGGGGAACGAAGATGTCGGGAAAGAACAATCCCTTCGGGATCAAGGCGACGGCGACACAACCCGGGACGGAAGTCGTGACACACGAAGTCAACTCCAAGGGACAGCGGTACGAAGTGACGGCTAAGTTCCGAGACTTCGACAGTGTCTCAGACGCCTTCTCTGCCCACGCAGAACTACTTGCTACAGACAAGAGATACGCGGCCTGTCTCGACGCGAAGACACCTGAGGCTGCCGCCCACGCCTTGACTGGGGTGTATGCTACTGATCCTAATTACGGCGATCTCCTCGTCAGGATCATTGACGGAAGCGGTCTTAAAAAATACGACGTCTGAGTAAGACATGAAAAAACCCTCGGCGGCTTAATTGCTACCGAGGGTTTCTTTTTATGCAGACTTGGTATTGTCCGGTACGAGTGCCGCTAGAAGTAGCAACACGCCTCCGATATAATTGAATGGGTGGTCTAGTGCGGCAACACTTCCAAGAGACGACACAACGAACAGGTAAGTGCTCCTCTCGTCTAGACGATCTTTGATGTAATTAATTACAGTCATTGGTGACCTTTCATCCAATCTATGAATAGCACGATCGCTCCGAGTAGAGACGATCCTACTATGGCTGAGGCAAAACCTAGCGCACCTAGGCCTTTGTGTTTAAACTCGAGTAGAGTTTCAAGCTTCTCAAGAACCATTTCGTGTTGTTCTACGAGATGTTCGATCTTGGTTTCTAGGACAGCCAATCGTTCTGGAACAGACAGTATGAGTTGTGGTGAGTCGGACATCTTGTTCCTTAGTTTGACCAGACTATGTCGTCAGGGACGGTCTGTGATTGGGTTTGAGGTTGATTTGCCTTATCGATCTTCCTATAAGTCGAGCGAGCATGTGAGTACTGTTTCGAGATTAGTTGGATCTTCTTGCTGTCGGGTATTTTATCCCACACCGGAGACTGTATCATTTGAGAGACGGCGTCGTGGGCTTGCTTGCCCGCTTCTGCTTGTCCTTCTGTAGAGAGGACTTTGGCTCTACCAATGACGGGCTTGCCGTTGACCTTCTCTAGTCTATCGAGTTCTGCGTTTACCGGATCGGTATCGACAGGAGTCTGATCAAACAGCCCAGTGATATTCTCGTGACGAGCGATGGGTTGTCCGTTGACGTCGAGCTTTGCAGGAAGACGAGTAGACAACCCGGGGACGTTAGCCTCCATGTTGTTGAGCATCTCTCTCGTCCAGTTACTGGTCTCACGGGGTTTACCGTTAGGTCCGGGAACTGTACTTGTACTCGATACGTCATGGACGACAGGGTCGGTGGCGTGGACTATGTCCCTACCGAGGGCGGGGACGAGAGTCTTGGTCTGGTTCAGGAGGAGACGCTTCTGGGCATTTGGATTACCCGGAGTCATCGCATCCATTAGGTCTGAGAGTTGCGTCCCAAACCCTTCCGTCATGACAGCACCAGAGAAACCATTCAGGATTCCCGCAAAGGCCTGCGCAGGGTCTTTGTCCTTAGCGCCTTTCAGTGCGTCATGCATAGCCATCGCAGGGGCAATGACTGCAACGAGAGGGTCCATACCCCTCATTGAGTTCCACTGACCACCTGACTTATACTCCAGACCAAATGTCACGGGATTACGACGTAGGTTACCCTTGTCGTATTGGTCCATGAAGTAAGCCCCGAGAGCCGTCCCTACCGCTGCCTTAGCAAGAGCAGTCTGTCGAGCGATGGACGAGCCGCCTTGTGAAAAGGCCGCCTGCGTGTTCCTAGAGAACCATGTCGTCAAGAGGTTGCTTTCCAGCATAGTCCTGACGGCGTTAGCTGGTACCCTCATCCACGGAATGGCATTCATGACTGCGAACCGAACTCCTCTCCGAACGAATTGTTCAGGAAGAGGCGCCCTAGTAATAGCCTGAATAGCCTGCGCCATAGGACCGTCTGACTTACCAATCAAGGATAGATCAGACGCGTAGCTGTTGGCGTTTTTCACCATGTCTGGTGTAGGGTTGTGGACAAGCATGTCGACGTGGTCTGCAAGCTTGGGACCTTTCAACCCTTTATTCAACCCGTCACGGACGGCGGCACCGTAGTAGTCGCTGTTCATCATCAGGCTGTGCATGAGGTTGTCTACGGCAGAGAGTGTCCTTCGGCCGTAGTCGGCGTAGGGTATTGGATTTTTCGTCTGTGTCGCGTACTGCTGGTCAGTCTTAGCAAGAGGATGCATCTCTTGGAACGACTGAGCTGTCTGCTTCCAAGTACCGAGGTCAGACAACGACCTCATGATACCACCCCAACGAGCTCCATACTCACGCATAGACATCGTCTCAGACTTCTCACCGACTCCGGTAATAGCCTTCAATGCGTTATTCGTCTCACCGAAGACTTTACCTATCGGCTTAGAGACGAGCATATCCGCGAGAAGGTTAGTCGTCTGGCCGAAAATATTCCTTGACTGAGTATCAAGACCTGACAACATCAAGTCGTAGTGCATTCCAGTGATGACATCTTCGGGAAGCTTTTCTCCTATACCCCGAAGGATAGCGGCACGAGCCTGAGGCTTATTTCTATACTCGTTCAGCTTGAACGTAACCGCCTTGACGTACTCAGGGTCTGACAACCTCCCGATGTCGATGTCTTTCAACTGATCGTACGGAATATCCTTAATGGCATTTAGGATGTTGGTAGACCTGCCTAGGTCTGTCTTATGTCCTTCAAGAATTTGAAGGGCTTGCACGGCTTGATAGAGAACCCTCGTTTGGTTTTCGAGGTCCTTCTCGGTGTTAGTACCACGAGCTACACGTTCTTCAAGGCTGGAAGACTTACCAACCAAGTCGTCGACAACCTTCGAGATAGCAAGAGCTGTCTCAGGCTTTGCGTCGAAGACCTTAGTCTTAAAGAGCTTGCTGGGTGTAAGCCCCATATTCTCTGCTAGGCGTTTAGATTCTTCCCAAGTCTGGACCGTTTTCTGTTCGTCACGGACAGCAGAAGCAATGTCCTGACCCATCCGAGAGAGAGACTCTGTACCGTTACGACGGAGAGAGAACCTCGGTGAGTCGTCAGGATTCAGACGCTGGTTAATCAACCGTTCTGCTTCGTCAGTAGTATACGTCGTGACAGGGATCTCGCCCGGCTTACCGTCATACCTAGTAAATGTCTCTGGAGTACCGAGTTCTTTATTCGCGGACGGAAGCTTACTCTCGATGAGTGAACTAGTCTCGGGGTCGACTGTGTGGACTTCCTTTGTCAAGGGATGCATCAAGGTACTTCCCTGATACGCCCCAGTCTCGGGATCTACATAGGCACGACCAGCAGAGACGACCTCTCCGGTCTTAGGATCACGGATATTAACAGGATGATATGTTCCAGTATAATCGTCATCACTAAGACGGTCGACATGAGTGTTGTCCGCTGTTGGTTTAATGGGTACTGTATCACCCGCCGAAGACTTGCCTGCATACATGAATCTGCCGCCGTTGAGAGAGACTCTGCCTGAGTCACCTGTCGCTGCGGTATGTGCCTGTTGGAGGATAGTCTTGACGTCGGTGTCGTTGTACCGCAAGTCCATCCCGAGCTGGTTCCTACCGAAGTCTCGGACGTACTGTTTAACCTTCTCCCAGTTGTTCAAGGTCTGCGGACCCTGTTCCTGCTGAGACGCTAGGTACTCTTCCGTCGCACGGACGTGAGGACCAGAGGGATCGTCCTTATAGACGTTGGGATTATTTTCGACGTAGTCATTCGCGTACTGCCGAGCCCTCCAGTTCGTGTCATAGACTCTCTGTAGGAGATCGTCTAACCCGTCTCCGAACTGTTTGTTCAGACCGATGTGACCCGACACTTCGTGGTAGAGGATGGCAGGAATTTGTGACGGGTTGTCGATGTTATTCGCAATGACGTTGACTTTGCCGTCGGCGCCTAACCACGCTTGGACGTCGCCAGTTCTAGCACCGCCTTGGCGAATCTCTGCCCGCTGCGCGTTAGTGAGATTCCTAGTACTACCGATGATGTTGAAGTCGGGAGAGTTGTCCCAACCTCCTGTGACGTCATCGACTGCAGCCTTAATATTAGCAAGATGCTCGGCTCTGTTGGCTGAGTACGGTGCTTCAGGGCTTACGAACTCAGGTTCAAAGGTCTGGGCCGTTACCTTGGGGTTGTCGGTACCAAAGACGGCGCGTTTCAATCCTGCGAAAGATCCGTCACCGTTGAAGTGGGACGCGAGACCCTCTGGGATATTCGCCTTTACGAGACCGACACCAGTAGTGAGACCACCCAACCCTGTGTGGAGGGCAGTGCCGGTCAAAGCTCCGAGTGCCGTGTTCGCAGCTACGTCTTTACCACCACTGCTGGCGGCACCGATACCTGCGCCTTGCAACGCCGTATCCACTATCTGGCCACCAGCCCCCATCTCCGCAAACGGGGCGGCTTCAACAGCCGGGGCAAAGGTGACGCCGGAACCTACTAGGTTACCTGAGAAGCGACCCCACCCAGTCGGGTTGGTATAGTTTTGATCGGCATACGAATCTTCGAGGTCTTTAATATCGGCCTCGGCCTTTTCAGGAGCGTCCCCACCCTTTAAAGCCGCTATACCACGGATGATAGCCTTACCGGCAGAGTCGTGGAGAGTGTCGAACCCTTCGCCTACGCCTGTGTAGAAGTCGGCAACGGGCTGGGCAATCGCCTGAGCCGTCGTGACGGGAGCTTGCTTCCCAGTAACCGTCAACCCTTTGTCCCCTGCGACTGTGAAGTCGGGGAAGGTCTTACCCCCTTGACGATAGTGGTCGATATACCACTGGATAGTCTTGGGGTCGGCGCTCTGAAGGATCGGATACTTTGCCTTAATAGCTGCCGCTGCGGCGGAGCTATCTAGATTCTTACTCTGTCCAGCGGCATACATATCTGCATAGGCAGCGTTCTGCTGTTGGATCTGGTTCGGATCTAGATACGCCTGATGCTCAGGGTCTGTGTCTTGAACGTCTTGGACACGACGTTGGTCGAACAGTGGTTGAGGAATATTTACTGCCGTAGGTGCCTGAGGTGCTCCCCACTCTATGTCATTAGGGACAGAAGAGACAGGAGCTGCAGGAGAAGGATTTCCCCAAACGATATCATTCGGAACCGCCGGAGCCGTGACAGGAGCTACTGGCGTAGGAGCCGGGGCGTCGTCCCATACGATATCATTTGGAGTATCCATTTGTTTTCCTTAAGGAGTACTAGAGATTGCACCAGACCTGTGCTTGTAGAACGTCTGACCAGTGCTTTTGCTTTTGCCGCTTGCGACGACAGGGTCGGAAGACTGCTGCGGCGGAGCGGCCCCGCCACTAGCCCCACGAATCGTATGAGGAGTAGGGGGTGGAGGAATCTTACCAGCGAGTTGTGGGTTCGCAGACAAGATACCGAGTTGGCGTAGACCTTCAGTGTACAGGTCGTTATCGAGTAGACCACTCTTATAGTCTGCGTCTATACCCGCACGGAGTGCTGCCGTACTGGCGTTCTTGCCGAGAGCACCTGCCTGAGCCTGACGAAGGGCAATGAGTGAAGGCGCGGTACTTTCTGCCACCTTAGCCAGTGTCGCTCTTGCGTTCGCCGCAGTAGCAGACGACTGACTGTTCTCTACACGATAGGCCGGAGTGCCATAGTTACTGGCAGTCGACAGAGTCCTCTGGGTATCGGGGTCCCAAGCAGTAGTACCGTCGGCGTTCTTTACGACACCCTTACCGGCGGCTACGTCTTCAGGCGCAGGGACAGCGAGATTGTCTAACGTGAAACCGTTTCTTCCGGCTATGCCCTGCGCGAGCTTGTAATGGTCGGCGTAGTTGTCCGGAGTAGAGTTACTCAAGAGCCTACCGGCAGCCCCTAGGACGTTATTCTGTAGGGCGTTATTCGCTGTGGCGTGTGCGTCTGTAGCGGCCTGACCGACACGGGCAGCTTCGAGCTGCTTCATGTACATACCCTGAGCGCCCTGAGGATCGACCTGTGCCAGCCTTTGAATAGCCTCCATCGGGTGATCGGTAAAGCCTTGGAGTGCGTTGGCTTCCTGCTGAAGCAAGACCTTGTCGTAGTTAGGTGGTTGGAGTCCCCTACCTGTATAAAAGGCGTCGACAAAGTTATTCAGAACCTTCGCAGGCGTACCGTGGACAAGGCCGAAGAGTGCGTTGGGGTTTGTAGCAACGCCCGGAGTAGCGACGCCGTCTTGTGGAACTCCAGTAGGAATGATTGGACCACCAGTAGGAGTCTGAGACCCCGGGATAGGGGGTTGGGACTTCTGCCGAGGAGGTAGATGCGCCGTCGCTTGAATGACATTGTCGGGGTTATTCAGATCGACAGGCGTCTCGACAGGAGCTGCCGTAGGTATAGATACCCCGGCCCCTACTGCAGGTGGAGTACCCTGCGGTGACAGCGACGCCATCAACGCCTGCGTCAACGGATGATCCGGATTCAGAAGAGGGGGGCTACCCCGGCCATACTGAGGCTGCTGACTCTGTTGAAGTTGCATCAACTGCTGTTGTTGTACAGCGGCGAGAGAGTTAGGGTCTTGGGCGGTGTTACCGCTCGTAGAGAATCCCAACTGATTGAATAGATCACCGAAGTTCATCTCTTGTCCTTAACTCAACATATTACCAAGCAGTGAAAGACCACCGCTAGTAAGACCTGCACCTACTGAGCCTGCTCCGGCACCGAGACCGCCCTTGCTCGAACCAGAGGACTGTTGACCAGCACCGTTGATCGAGTTATTGGCAGAGATACCGAGGCCTCCGAGACCCATCTGGTTCTGGATGTACTGCTGGAGGAAGTTATTGGCCGTGTTCTGTCCGTAGTTAGACAGAGCCTTTGCCGTACTTCCGGAGTTCAGAAGACCGTTGGCTGCGGCATTGCCGGTAATAGCCTGCGAGCCCTGAGACAGATCGAAGTTATATCCCGAACTGTTCTTGAAGTTATTGAAACCAGCCTGTTGGGCCGCCGATCCGCCGTTACCAAGCAACGCCTGAATAGCAGACGCGGCCGCCCCTGTCTGGTTGGCAGTACTTCCTAGTGCGGCTTGCGACGCCCCGAAGTTCTGGTTAGATGACTGGTTATGCGAAGAGCCGCCTAAGAGTCCGCCCATGCTTATCCTCAAATTCTTGTTTAGTTAAAAGGAAGAGTTCGCAGTCGGGCGTTCCATTCATATGGATCTTGCCGTAGCTTGTGAACCCGAGTTGACGGTCGACCCAGCGGGCTGCCCGGTTAGTCAGTGGTGTATACCCCCGCATGACTAGGACGGGATAGTTGTCGAAGGCGTTCAGGATCATGGCCTTGGCACGGAGTATCGCGTCTCGGCCTCGACTATGAAAGAAGAGATGTGAGTTATACAGTTTGTCTCTGTCGTATTCGAGTAGGCCTATGTTGCCCTTGTCGTCTACGAAGGCGAGGTTCCTGTCGTCGTCCAACCACTTCTGGAGATCGAAGTCACCGACGATATCTCGATGTAACTCCATCAACGGGTTGATTGTGTCGTAGTCTCGAGTCTCTGCTATCATCACCAACTCTGTTTCCAATATGGTATAGACTGATTGACAGTGGTCGGAGAAGACGAAAACCAACACCCGAAACCTATACGATCAGGGGTAGTTCCAAAGTACGACGTGTCATTAGAAGTATAAGCCGATGACCACAATTTACCGTCGATGGAGATTTCCCAGAGTAACGTCGTTCCAGTCCGACTAACGCGATACCACCATCCTTGTCCTGAAGTCGCTTCGTTGATCTGAAATATATTGCCGTTATAACCACTGGGGAATTGGCGTTGGTGGACTTGATAAAATCTTCCTCCACTGTTACACTCGGTGCCTATACCTACTACTTTATTGGTACTGCTATTCCAGAGTGAAATAGCGCAACCCATATAATTTGCAGAGTAAGACAGTGTCTCGACTTTGGTTGTTACTGAAAAGTCTCCAGCCGGAACTACTTTAAAAGCCCCTCGATAGACGTCTCCTGTACCAACAGTATTACTATATACTAGGAGCCCTACATCAGCATCATCGGCTAAGATTACGTTTGTCCCGTCGCCACTATTTAGGATAGGGAAATCTATCGCTTTCGGTGGTAGAAAATCCCAACTACTTCCACCACTACCACCAGATCCATCACTTGCTGCCGTTACCCTGCCGAACTGATCTACCGTGATGTTACTATTTGTATAGCTTCCCGGAGTAACGGCAGTGTCTGCAAGAGACAGGACTGGATTGTCGACGATCAGTCCAGACGTAGGAGTAACCAGAATTTCACCGGCAGTCCCAAGGACAGAGGCTTGTTTAACAGCCGTTATGTCAAAAGTGTTACTCGTGATCTGGCCGGAGTGGTTGAGGATGTACCTCATGAAGTAGTCCGAGGCCGTGCCGTCCTGATTCGTAATCGGGAATCGTTGTTGAAGTGGCTGGATCGGAGTGACCGGAGTCGCCGAGTTATTTCCCGCTGCCATCGAGCATCTCCATGCTGTCTACTCTTTTCAAAGCCCCGTAATCCGTAACCTTGAATATCCTGCCGGGTACTTTCATAGCCCCTAGAGAACGCCAGTACAGGCGAGAGTCGATGTCTCCGGGAGTGATTGAGATAGTCCCACAGTCTTGGTAGGAAGTACCTCGGTCGTCTGAAACAGACAAGTCCACACCAGTGATAGTCGTATTCGTCTGCTCACCAATCGACCCCTGTATCTGTACACCGAAACACGGAATCTTTTTATAACCACGGAACGGTAGCTGACCATAGACCTCTCGACGGAAAGGTATAGGGTTTTCTGAACCGTAGACCGGAGAGTCGTCCGTGTCTTGGGTCGGGTTGAGAAAGTAAATACTCCCGTTACCATCGTCACCAACAAGGACGTTACTCCCGTAAGTATACGCCCAACTTTCACCACCATGCCAGTTCTGGCCGTTATAGGCGTTCCAGATATTGAGATCACCAGACGACCAAGTATACCACTGTCCTGCGTGTTCGTCATAGACTAGTGTCTCCTGAGTACCGAGACGAAGGACGTAGTAGTTATGGCCGTCTAGAGTAAACGTCCACGCCCGGACAGAAGGGTCTGTGTTACTACCTCTTGCAATAACGAACAGACCAATCTGTGACGCGTCGATGACGTTACTAGGTTGGACAACACTCTCGATCTGGAACTGACTAGAGTTGACGTCTTGGGCGGGAAATGCCCCAACGACAAGTACTTGTTCCTGTGAGGCACTGATTGTCGCTGCAATAGGCATTAAACCGTCCTGTTAATTCCGATGGTCAAGTTGTTGACTGCGGTGGGAGAGAAAAGACCCCCAGTTGCTGGGTCGAGTTCGACTACGTCCCACTGGTAATTGTACGAAGTTGAGAGGGCATGGTTCGTCCCGGTATGTGTACTACTTCCTGACTTGATGTTGATTTGGTAGTTGGCGTCACCGCCGTCACTTTTCTGGACACGCTGGAGAGACATAATCCCTCGGACCCCTACAGTATTGGTAGGAAGAGGGTTGATTGTGCAGACAGCGGGAGCAGGGATTGGGCCTGTACCCGCAGAGATATATTTCGATCCGTCTACAGGAAGATTGCCTCCGATAGTGCCAGATACAGTACTACCACCGGTTATAGTCCAGCCGTTAGAGACGTCGGTCTTCAAAGTCAATCGCTGGATTGTACATGGGCCTATGGCGCCTGCTACGTTATTGACAGTGCCGCCCTTGTCGTATACGACAAAGTCCTTCTGTAGGATAGTACCTCCCGGAGAACCTTCCCCGTAGCGAGGAGACCAACCGACGACATAGACCGTCATCAAGCTATTAGGCGGGAAAGTGTACGTCAGGACTGGGACGCCTTCGACGTAGACATTGATCACACCTAGGACGTAGTCGACCATGGCTTCGATATGCCACCACGTATTGAACGTAATGACAGGGATAGTCGTAGTCGCCAATGGTGTCAAGCCTGCTCCTAAGGCACCCGGGCCATAGATCGAAAGGGCTCCATTTACTTCAGAGACGAGACGGTAGAGGATGTCACCATGGACGTCGCTCCACTGCATCGGAGACCTCTGAGGACCTCCGGAGGCATACCAACGCTTCGCCATGCCAACAGCGTTGGTGGGAACGGGAAGGTTCAACGAGTTGTCGTCGTTGTCATAGTTAGAAAGCGACTGACCTACTTGTAGACAGTACTGACCGCTGACGACTGGATCGGCTATGACACCTCCCGGAAAATCCGCCTGATTCTGTAGGTTACCATAAGGTGTACCAGAGAGAAGATACGTCAGACTCCCCGCGCCAGTACCACACCAGCCATAGCTATCTGCCCATTGGATACTCATATTCGTCCTTAATTAAAGAGAGGGTACGAAGCCCTGACGTTGAAGTGCCAGTCGAATTCGTTCTTCTATGGCCGGGGTCGAGATTCTATTCTGACCAGATTTGATTTGGAAGACTGCGCCGTCTTCATCTACAAGGATGAGTGAGTCTTTGACTTGTACGGCCGTATCGGGCCAACAACCCCTGTCGTAGAGGATACCTTGGTACCTCTCCATAGGAGTAGCAAAGACCCCCGTAGTGATCCAAGGTTCTGTCGTATTCTGTCCCATCAACCAAAACATATCACCAAAGACGAGACATTGTGTAATACCGTCTGGTGATCGCTCTGCCGTTGCAAAGTTCAATGGATCGATAGTGTTAGACCCGGGATTGATCCAATAGAATCTACCCATGATATTGTCCGTCTGGACAGGGACAGTAATAATATAGCCGTTGATGTACGCGACAGAGATGCTGCCGTTATCATCCGGGACTTGGACTTGCCGAAGTTCTTCTCCGCCACCATTAGTCAGTAGAGAACCGTTCAACCAAGACAGGTGACCACCTCCTGTTACGACAGTAGTAGCCGTGGCGTTACCGAGAGCTCCGTAAGTGTTGTACTGGACGAAGAGGTCGGTTGTGTCACTGTTATAAGCTGTACAAGTCGGATGGGCTAGGAGTGCCGTGCTGTAGTCAGTACCGGCTGTTCCAGATGCGTTAATTGCGTAAAACAACTCAGTCAATGAGTTACCAGATGTAAGACCGAGCTTGACTAGCCAAGGGTTTGTAGAAGTCCCGGCAGGAGCACCCGCATCGACTGAACCACTTGTCCACTTGTAGTACACCGTATCGATCTTGACTGTATCACCATTGACAATCAAACCAGTGGCATTTAGATCGCCCGTGGCCTGTGCGTCGTCAGTGTAATACCAGAGTAGTCCACCGTCTGCGATGTAAAGAAAGTTAGGAGTGCTTCCGAGAGGAGCAGTAGCAGCCATAGAGACTGCGTCAGTGATTACCTGACTGATCTGTCCAATCGAATGAAACGTCCCGTCTGTCTTCAGTCGCCAAAGGAAGAGACCTGATACGACGAAGATGTCACTCCCGAAAGTCCCTTCCGAGGAATAGACTCGACGGATCGGACCTGTCCCAATTTCTACAAACTTCTGTAGACCGGGACGAGCAATGAACGCCGTCTTGTTATCGTTAAGAGCGGGGTTCTCTTCCATGAACCGGTTACGGACGTAAGCAGACGGAGAGTCAGCGACGGAACGGTAGTAGTCACCAGTTACAAATGGGATATCTACCATGTTAGTTCTTTCTTCCTTGACGAAGTCTTACCACCAAGGGATACCGCGCTGGAAACTTCCCCAAGTATACGCGTCGAAGTTCCTGTAAGCCTTGTTACTCGGGAGACGCTGTAGACCCATCTCGACAGGAACTTGAGTGACCTGTGCGTACCGTGAATAGAACTGACCCTTACATCTCTTGTAACGTGTAGCCGACTCCGGAGACATCTGGATACCGTTACGGACATTGATCCGGTCGGCTAGCCCGATGATGATGAAGTCGTCAAACTCTTCAGGGAAGGGCGAGACGTCAGTGAGGAGGAGGTCAGAAACCTTTTCCCAGTTAGCAAGATCTGCCCTATAGAAAAAGACTTGGTTGTAGTTATTCGCGGAGAGGACGATGTTCGGATTGCCGAGGATGTTCCTGCCGTTACCTTCGACGGTCAACGGGTAAGTCAGAAAGTTCCCCGAGACATCCACGAACTGCATCCTCGTACCGTCGTTAGGTTGAGGGGGCATGTTAACTACCTCTGCCTGTGTCAGGTTACACAGAAGTCTCGTGTTGATCGGGACGAATGTGTTAATGATGTCGTTGTAGTAGATCGGCAGGATGCCCTGAGTGACTACGTTGTTCAATCCGAATGGGATGTTGATGAGATTTTCACCCATCTCTGCACCCCAGAGGGAATCGATGAAGCGGTTAAGCAACACCAGAGCTTCCCCCTGTTCGGCAGTTGTAGGCGTACCTCCTACTCCCGTGAGATTGCTCTCGCGGTAGGCGTCATTAATGATCGTAGTGACTGGAGTGCCCATAGTTTTACCTTAACTTTCAGTAGAACGAAACGTATTCAAGGCCTCAGTAAACTGCAAGGCTATCGTATTTTGAGCGACAGGATCAGTAGTGGCGATCCACTGAGGCGCCAGCGTGTCATGTGTCTGCTGTAACGCAGCCTGTTCTGCGGGATTTAAGTTGTTAAATATATCTGTGATGAAGTTCATGGCTTCGTCCTTAATTAACCGCGTTCACGCCGATGTTGCTGATCGTGTAGGCTCCTGAAGAATAGGCCGCCGCTGTGCTGACAATCAGACGTGCAAACTTGACGCCCCCGATGCTTTGGTTAGTGATGGCATATGTGCCGTTACCTGCTGCGGTCATCGTCGCACCTGCTACGGTCCAAAAGTTGGTTCCGTCCATTGACAATTGTAGCGTCACCACCGGCTGTGTCGTGACGGTCGGACCACCGGCCAGCGTCATGAACGCGGTAAGCTGCTTGGTGCCCTCGATATAAAATGGTGCTGTCACCGTACTGGCAGTTGAAAGCACGAAAGTGCTATTGAACAGGACCGTAGAGTTATACGTCGTTACAAAAGGATTTGTCGCGGCGTAACCATCACGCCCTTGGCGTTGGATCGGATAACTGCCCGGTGGCAATTCGAGTGTCGTAATCGTCGCAGTTACGGTGGTAGAGGTCCCACCAACACTGAAAAACCTCCATCGCCGACGCCCGGTGACAGGAATGGCCGGTGTGCGCGTGATACCGGTCGCAGTGATCGGATCAGACACCCAAATATCCGAAAAGTTTGTACCGCCAGATGACTCCTGTAGAATCGCATAAACCTGAGTGGCTGTGCCGAGCGTCAGGGCCGTGACGTTGATTTCCGCAGAAATGACCGCGCCGCCGCCTTGTGTCGATGCCACGACGGTTCCCGCGACTGATCCAGCCCCGGCAAACGCCGTCGCATTCTGATCTACGATAGAATAGGCCGTGCCGACCGATACCGCTGCGAGCTTATTTGTCGATCCGTTTGAGATTGCGTAAGCCGGTGTATTGCTCGCGATCTGGGCGACGTTAGTGACACTCGTCACGGTCGAAACGGTGGTGACAGTGCCGCTGCTGATCGTGACGGCAGGCGTATTGGTGATAGCCGCGTTGACCCCGAACACATTGCCGGTGGGCGCCGTACCATAGGCCGTGACGGTGCCGGTCAACGCCGTGCCAGCATAGCTGGATAGATCGCCGCGCAACCCGCCAGCCGTCGTCAGCGAAAGCGGATTGGTCTGGGCGGTCGTATAAATCGGCGCCGCTGTTGTCACCGCCCCCATAATAAGACCGCCGGACTGGCCCGAAGTCGTAGATGACTGCGCGACAGATACAGACGCACCGGTCGGGAGTGGAAGGGATGCTGCCGAGATGGCGAATGTACCAGTACCAGCGTTTGCTGTGACAGTACCAGAGACAGGTTGAGTAGTCTGCCAGAACGTACCAGAGACAGGGACTGCGGACTGGTCAGACGCGATGACTACGCCGAGGCTGTTTGCACTCGTCGCCTGTCCTGCGTTAGGAAGGGTGTTGACAGTTTGCCCACTACCCGGGGTTACTGTGACAGTAGGAAATGCCATTCGATGTCCTTAGAAACTTATGACGGCAATGAGTGCCGAATTGCTTGCTACAGAGAAGTCGAGTTGGCCCCCGCCGGGAACTACTTTCTGTATAATTAAGTAGATGTCATTAAGCCAAGTACTAATCATTAGATTACTCCTAGGACACCCGAGGCGCCGGAACTAGTTGTAAAGGTATAACCACCAGTCGTGATAAACGGAAAGGGGTAATAGACACCTGCGACTACAGGAAGATTGGTAAAGATCGTCTGGGCTTGGGAAACACCCTGAAGAGCCAGTCGGTTGGCGAGAGTGATATTACCGGCGGTGACACAAAGGAAACCTCCGACGGCATTACCAGAACTGGAAGTAACTGTGGCGTTGGCGCCGACAGGAACTGGGGAATATCTTTCGGAGACGTGACCGCCCATGTTATTTCCTTAAAATAGGGGGAGACCCAAAAGAGCCTCCCCCGAAGTTATTACTGGCCGTTGACGCGAAGGATGCGGTCACGGGCACGGATGTTGGCAGTCAGGGCTACGTCGAACCGGACGTCGTGTTCGCCGGTTTGGAAGTTGCTCCATTGCCACATACGGACCGAGAGAGGAACCTTAGTCAGGCTCTTGCTCAGGGCCTTACCGACGGCAGGCATCGTCAGAGGGACCGTGTTGACCACGATAGCCGACTTCTGCATATACGCACGGGCACGATACGAAGTACTAGGAGCACCAGTAAACGTGATCGTATCTGCAGTCGTAGGCGCACGAGACACCGTACCGTTGGCGGTATTAACCGAAGTCGTACCAGACGTATCGGCAGTACCGGGGACGATGATCGCCGGGAAGATCGTCAGGGTGATAACACCCGTCGAAGCGTTTGCCGTCGCGTCATTGATGACGGTGAATTCCTGCAACCAGTCGTTATTCGCCTGAGCGCGGTTGTCGAAGCCGTAGACACCGGAGATGGTGAAGTTTTCACCGGCTTTGACGGTTACACTATTTGCAAGTGTGATCTGAAGAGTCTGCGTCTTATAAAGACCCGGACCAGTCGAGACGGCGACGTCGGCGTAGTTGACGTTCTGGCTGTTGGCAGTGATGACACCAGTCGTGGCATTACGAGTGCCGGTCGTCAGGATCGGGAGCTGCTGAGTGAACATAACGGGAGTACCGTCGAGTTCGCCCGCGAAGCCCTTACGGAAGGCGCTGTCGACGAGATCGTCAGACCGCAGGCCCATGATGTACGTGCCGAGAGTCTCGCGGTCTTTGTACGTCAGGATGGCGCGGATGTCTTCGTCACCACAACCCATTTCTTTCAGACGGGTATAAGCCTGTGCCCAGTCGTCGTAGGTGTTAATACCGTTGGCGGGATTACCAAGCCACTGATTACTTGCAGTGACGGCGGTCTTCATGATGTAGGCGTCGATCTGTTCGGCAAGGTTCGTAGCGGCATTCTTCAAGGCTTCGCTTTCGCGGGCCGCGCCGATGCTTTGGATCTTGACGAAGTCGCCCCAACCCATACTGGCGCCGAAGGTGCGATTGATAGTGAACTGCTCGGAGCCGAAGACGCTGTTCTGGACGCCAGAGGTAAGGTCGGCGACGCCATTGACGGTCTGCGTCACGGTGTAGCGAGGACCAACCTGTTCGGTAACAGTCAGCTTGTTGCGGTCATCCATCTCTCCATCGAACTGCTTCCACGTAACGACTTCAGCCGATACGAGGTTGTTCTGGAAGGTGGCAGCGAATGCGTTCAGGACGAGTTTTGCCTGATCGACAGTAACTGAAACGGTCATTGATTAAGGATTCCTTATTGACGCCTACGCGTGGCAAAGAATGATGCCGAGAACGCGTCTAGGTCGTCTGTGTCTGGTCGGACGTCACCACCAACTGCTACGCCGCGAGCGGCCTGAGGAGCGGGTTTAGGGGCCGTAGAGACACGGGGTGGTTGTTTTGGTTCGGGACTCTTGGTGAAGCGAGCCTCAAGTCGCCCAAGAGCAATGGCTGCGCCGAGAGGACCTTTGCTGACGATTTCGCGTGCCTCGGAAGGGTTATTCGCGAGGTGGTATAGAACTTCAGGACCAGTGTCCAATCCCATGATAGTCGATGCTAGGAACTCACCATAGTCGGGAGCAAGCGTCGAAAACGTACCAATGAGCTCTTGGCTCTTAGTACGGAAATCTGGGAGAGTCTTCTCAGTCTCGGAGACCTTGCTCTGCCAATTCGCTTGGAGGGCTTGGTTATATTCCTGCTGAGTCTTCTGGGCTTCTGCTGCCTTCGCCTGCGCCTCACGTTCCTTCGATACCGTTTCGATGGTATGTCGGGTCAGGTCGGCGATGTAATTCGGATCAAACTCACCAAGAGGATACTTCTGAGTACCGTCTTCATTCACGGCAGTCGGAGAGGGCGCGTCTTTCGGAGCTTGGATTACAGGGGCTGGGACAGCGGCTACTTTGGCTTCGAGCTCGGCGAGTCGAGTAGTGAGGGCGGCTTTTTCCGCTTTCTCTACTTCTACGAGACGCTCTGCTTCTTTCCTTGCAGCGGTCAGTTCGTTGATGCGTTCCTTGGCAGTCTTCTTCTTCGCCGGTTCCGGCTCTGGTTCAGGTTCTACTTCGGGTTCATCGATTTCGTCAACGACGTCTTCTAGGACAGCGTCGTCAGGAGCATCGTCCGCGTCATCTACTTCTTCGACGTGTTCTTCAACAGCTGGTGTGGGCTTGGCCGAGCCGTACATCAAGGAGTTAAAGGCGTCGAGGTCGTCTGTGTCTGGGGCGACGAAGGTTTGTTCAGTCATACTGATTGCGGTTCCTTAACCGAATGCCACATTTGCGTACTACCCTCCGGGGTGGCGGACCCAGAGGATACGAATAAAGATTACTCGCCCTGTTGGACGAGGCTGGTTGCGTCAGTCTTTTGTGACTGCCGATCAAGAAGCGCCTTCTTTACCATCTGGCGTTCTTGGTAGAGTTGTGTCAGGTCTTGGAGATTCAGGGCGTGGTCTTGCGACGACTGCTGCTGATTATCTGCCTGATGGAGTTGTGCGACTTGCGTCAATCCCTCCATGTGTAGCTGTTCCTGTTTGTGTTCAGTCTCGGCTTCTACCTTGGCACGTTCTGTCTCGGCGCGATATGCATCGATCTTTAACTGCTTCTGGTGGACGTCGTACTTGACTTCTAGGACCTGATTTCGCTGAGTCAGTTGCTGATTCTCCTGCTGGAGCTTCTGCATCTGCTGCTGGACTTCTTGGATCTGTTCAGGAGACGGACCTTGCGCCTGTCCACCACCTTCCGCTTGGAGCTTCTTCTGCTCTTCAGGGGAGAGATACTGTGGAGGAATAGTCTTCATCAGGCGGTCTGCAAGGATGTCTGCTCCGGGCCAATCTTGAGCCTTTGCGATGACGTCACCAGCGACTTGGATGAGCTGTGGCCATACTTGGACGGCCTCCATCATCGCCTGAGCTGCTTCTACCCGACGGGTCGTGTAACTCGGACCAGTCTGTAGGGCTGTGTCATAACTGCCGACGGCGAGGTTGGGGGACTCAGGGTCCATTGGGTCGTTGATTTTGACGAGTCGGAGTGATTCGTCTTTTCCAACAAGCCGTACTGTCCTAGTCCCGTCATAGATTTGTCCAATCAACTGATTCATGACGTCACCACCTTCGAGGATGGCGGCGTTACCGTTGTCGTGGAAGGTCAACTGGGCGGTGTCACCCTCGCGCTGACGAGCAATGATTGCCCGACCACTTGTCTCGTTACTCGGAACACCGAGTGAGGCGTCTTGAATACCTGTGACGTCCTTCATGTCTTGGACAAGAAGGGCAGACTCGTTCAGAAGAGCCATCTGCTGCGTCGGAGGTTCCAACCGCTTGATATTGATGTCGAGCTGGGCCTCGTCGTTGACAATCATCAGGGGATCACGGGTCAGGTGAGCCTTCCGGATCATGTCTTCACGACCCGTGACTGCCGATTCTGTCGCAATCCACTGGGCTTTCGGGGCATATCCGAGCTGTTCAGCCGCGATACTACGCCAGAAGTTCCTGAGTCTTGCCGGGTCCTTCATGAACCGGACCATACCATACCGGATGCGCCGGTTCTGGATAGAGACTATCCTACCAGAGATACGGATGATGGGGACGCGGTTCAGTTTGTACTCGTAAGGACCCGAAAGGATGGCATTACCCGTACAGACGTGCATCTGGGCGTAAAGACAGGGGGAGATCCTAGTCTTAATAGGGCTTCCGTGCTTCTGTAGGACATCGTCCATTGTCTTATCAGTGAGGACATGGACTGATCCGTCCTCGAAAAGACCAAGGAGATGGTTCCTTTCGATGATACGCCAGTATTCTACGATCTTGACCGACTGGTCATCGAACCAACGACCTGCACGAAGCATTGCCGAGAAGCGTTCGTTCAAATGCCAAGGGTCTTGGTCAGGCCATTTCCGTTCGAATTCCTTCCGAGGAAGGCGGTCTTCGACGAAGACGTGGCGGGCGTCACGACCAGTGGGATCAATCGACATCCGGTCCCAGACGACTGCCTGAGCGTCCTCGATGGGCCGGATGAAGATGTCTTGGTCAAAGACAGAGTCCTTGGCGTACTCTACTGCGATACGGTAGGCACCGTCACCACACTGTACAGTACTCTCGAAGGCGCTGTCATAGACCCGAGACGCACGTGAATGCATCTCGATCGACCGGATCAAGTCGCCTCGGATCTGTGCGATGTCCTCGGTACCGTCGTCGTTAGGTACGACCTCTACGGCATTGCGATTCTGTCGCCAGTCTCCGACAACCTGAGCTGTGAACTGGGGAATTGAGTTAATTGTGAGGCAAGGAAGGCCGGTTCGAAGCTGGAGGACTGCGGGGTCCCACTGTTCACCTGCGGCAAACTTCTTATCCTCGATTGCGTCTTCACGGTTCTCGTAGTCGTAGTCCCAGTCGAACTGATATTCTTCTCTCATGTCGGACAAGAAGGAAGATACAGACTTGAACCCCTCGGGTACGTAATCTGGATCGACGTCGTCTACGAAATCATCAGTCGTCTGGAAGTCTACGGGACGAGAAGCTCCGAGCTTCTTACTATTCATTTGGGGTTTTTCACCCGTGGCTGTCTTAGCCTTCTTCCGCTTGAAGTCTACGTCTTCGTACGGAGTCTCGTCATATTCAAAGGCCATCAAGCCATCCATACGTTAGGAATATCAGCCTGAGTAGCCACGAACTTCTGGTGTGAAGACGTATTCTCAGGAGTACTATTCTCGGAAGGGAGTCTGCGACGGGCCGTGATTTTGTCGAAGATGTCAGTCAAACCCCATACGAGGGCGTCGACACGATCTGGAGAACCAAAGCCGTTGCTACGGATATTATCTACGGAGAAGGTACACATCTGGTCTTCGAGCTTGTCGAAGCGTCCGACGTGATGGATACGACGTTGTTCGTACAAGGCTGAGATAGGCTCCGCCCGGATCACTTTGCCACGAGATGCGTGGACAAGAGTAATAGGGACAGACCGATCGACACTACGAATGACAGAAGAGACCATCTCACCGCCTTGATTCTTCTCGGCGACGATACGATCTGCAGACCATTTACGATACATCGTGACAGCCTGCCTAGCCCACTCCTCAGGCGTCCCACGGAGGGAGGCGTCTTCAAGGATGTAGCCACGGCCATAGCCGTCCGGATCTCTGCTAAATCCGACGACGACAATCCCTGTTTCGTCTGAGCCTTCATTGCTAGACGTCGAAGGGTCGACTGCGACGACCACTCTTTGAAGGTCGGCTGGTGCTTCGCGAAGGCGTGCCTCATCAATTGACGAACGTGTCCAGAGAGCGCCCGGAATGTCATCGAGGATCTCACCTTCAAGTTCTTGTCGACCGAGTCTGGTACCGCCATACCGCTCTTGAATCTGTTTCAGGAAGGGCTTTGCGAGGTTCCCTGCGTTATCGAAAGTGCTGCCTCTCGTGACGAATGTGTCTTCGTCGAGGAGTAGTTTTTTAATTGTGGGTTTAGGCTGAGGCGTCGTGGTGACAATGGCCTTGGGGTGAGTACCGAGACGAAGGCCGAACTGGAGTTGGTCCCATGTCTCTTGTATGTACTGGAATTTTGCGAGCTCGTCTACCCAGGCGGCGTCATGCTGTGGGCCACGAAGCTGATCAGGTTCCGTACCGTTATAGACCCACGCCATTGCCCCGTTAGGCCAAGTCAGTCGTCTGTTGGTCGGTGACCACTCGGGACGGAAGTCTCGGGGGTGACAGGCGAGGATGCCTGACTCACCAAGGACCATAACGTCTCTGGCGTCAGCCGCTGTTTCTGCAACGAGAGCAATTCTTGAATACCGTCCTCCCGAGAGTGGGGTATCCCCCGTGACCCATTTCCTGATCGTCTCCGAGCCAATTCTTGTCTTTCCAAATCCACGACCCGCTAGGATCAGCCAAGTATTCCATGAGCCTTCCGGCTCGAGTTGATTAGGACGAGCCCAGAAGGACCAGAGCCAACGGAGGTCAGCCTTTTGCTGATCGGTTAGGGAGGCTAACCACGTTGCTCTCTCCTCTGGGCTCAGCGAGGCGAGATATTGCGCTTTCGAGAGCTGCAGTGTCTTCTCTGATTCGTTGTTCATATTGGATTGCGGTTCCGTCTGGACCAGAGAGTTCTTGTTTGTCACGGTAAAGGCCGAGTGTCTTTCCGAGGAGTTCTAGACCACGAAGGGCGGCAGAAGGGTTGGCCTTGTCCGTCCTCTCGACGATGTCGATGAGTTTGTGGATGACGTAGTCTGCGGAGAGTTCTAGCCGATCTCTTCGTTCCGTCTGCCTCTTCTCGATTTCGAGGACAATGAGAGGATGTCGAAGAAGGTCTGTAGCCAGTCTATTGGGATTGGCGTTTTTGTAACCTGCCCGAATGACGGCGGCAGAGGCGTTCAAGTCGACGAAGTACTCGTCTATGAAGAGACTTTGACGGGCAGAGAGCTTCGAACCTTTCCCTTTCAATGGGATGGGAGCTCCCTTGCGTAGATAAGCCATATGTCATTTCCTCCAACCTATACCATATTATACCATGAAAGGTCGATGTTGTCAAGAAAAATCGTAAGGAGGAGGACAAGAGAAAGGCTAGGTAGTTGTTTTTATTGGAATGTTTTTTACCTCCCATGATGATATCATGATATATCTAGATAGTCTTTAAGAGGTAGTAAGAGATAGTAAGATACTACAGTTAACAGTTAACAGTTAATTGTTACTAAGAGATCTCTTACTATCTCTTATAGTATATTAAGATATAATAGGGTAGCACAGTTTTTCCTATTTGTCAAGAGGAAAATGAGGACGGGAGGAAGTGGATAGGAATTGGTTGTCCTCTAGGTGTCCGGGGGCTCAGCGGGAGCTGGTTAGGGGCGAACAACGTGAGCCCTTGTTGTCAATAGCCTCTAGAATCGATTTTAAGGTACCTTACAGGCTGTCGAGGTATCCGGGGGCTATGGAGGTAGCTCTCGATGTGTCTACACGCTGTACGGGGCTTGAAATGGCAAAGAGGAATTCTAAATTTTTTATAAAATCCATGAGAGAGATAGTTTACGTGTCAGGCCACCCCTGCGATTTACCCCCCCCCCCCCCCCCC